CACGGGCAAAAAGAATACAAAAACATTTTTTCCTACTTCAGAAAAAACCACCAGTTTGTAGTCGATAAATTTGAGAAAACACGGAAGGAGGAAAGTAATGGTTAGTGGCAAAGAAAAAGACTTCAAAGTGAGAGGCACCTACCGATTAAGGCAAGAAGGTAGAAAAAACGAGTGGGTAGCGATTGACTCAAAAGGGCATGGAGTCAAGTTAGGGACAAACGACCTTAAGCAAGCAAAGAAACGAGCAGGGGCGGCTATAAGGAAAATGGAAAAAACGAGATGATTAGGTACAGAACCCATTTGGAACTAGACCAGGCGAAAGACCTAATGACCGCCATAAACCAAAACCAACTACACGACCTACTACCTTTTTTAAGAATAGGTATCAAAGGCGCAAAGAAAAGCTACCGTTTGTGTATTGATTGTCCCGCAGACAGCCACCCAAGAATAGTGAACAAGATACAAGATTCTTTGGGCCTATCGTTCACTTGGGAGGAATACGATGAAAAAAAGGTTGTTGAAGAAGCTACAGGCATGACTCCTGAGTTTAAGAAGTATGCTCAAGAAGTTATGGGCGTCAAAAACTAATGAACAGTCTAAACGAGATCTTATATCCTCATGTTGAATTAATAGAACTAACCGATGTCGAACTTCTCAGAGCTTACGAGCAGCTAAAAAAGAATCCCCCCGAAGATATGAACGAAGTTTTAAGGGTTTCCAACGAGCTTATTAACAGAGGTTGGAGAAAAACAGAGGAAGAGGAGTGGGAATGGCGAGTACCAGGGCTTTAGTTTTCTTTCAGTTGCTTGTACTCGTACAGATTTTCCATAATAGTCTCAAACATTCTTCTAAAATCAGCAAGTTTCATAAAAGGTAAGTCCTGTTGGCTTTGGTGACTACAGTATATTTTATAACAGTCCTGTAATTGTTCTTCTGTATAAAGAATCATTCTATTTCCTCAAACACAGCGTCCTCGGCCTCAAGCAAAGGCTGATAGTCAGCGAGTAGTGCGTCAATCTTCTGTTTAATCTCTTTTTCAGACAAGGACTCAAGCGTTCCTGTTCTTATTTCTTTTCTCTCCACATAGAGTCCGGCAGCACGGCCTCGTTGCACCTCAGCAGAAACGGCGGCGGTTAGGTTGCCTTTATCGATAGCCTGGTCTCTGATTTCTGCTAGTTTCCTTATGTGTCTGTTAAAGGTGACATCGAACTTTTGTTGTAGTTCGGACTCGAGCTCTTGTATATACCTAACAACTAAAGGGAATTTTCTAGGGTTGGTTAGCTCCGAAGCTCGAACATGTGCGCTTGATTTACCATACCCCGCCTCGATAGCGCATTCCGTCTTTGTTTTTGTGCCGTCATTATAAACCAAGGCCCTCGCAAACCTTTTTTGCTTGTCCGTGAGGTGCTTTTTGTTGTTCCCTGTAGGGTTGCCAGAAACTGCATTCATAGACACGATTTTACGGAAAAAATAGCCACAGTAAACCCCATAAGAGCAGTCTTATACGCTGAAACCCTTATAAAACAAGGGGAAAAATGTTAGACCATAAAACCTGTCCCATAAAAATCCTTTGTTTTTACTGTGGCAAATGCGCAAAAACACCCTATTTTCCTTAGATTATTAGATGAACATTAGACGGCCCATATAACATTGAAACCCTTATAGGGGCTATATTTGGGGCAAAATACTTCGTGTTAGACGAAAAATACTGAGTGCGCCTGATAGTCTTTTTCTCTGAAAAACTCAAAAATCCATCTAAGATATAATGTTTTGATGAAAAGCAGGGTATATAGGGTTTTGAGTATTATATTATATGTTAGTTAGACGGACTCGTCTTCATCTAACATTTTTGCCAATTAAACCGGGGAAGCCCCCTCCCCCGGTTCAACCTGAGCCGTTCCTAAACGCGCAAACATCTCTTCTCGGCTCATTTGTTTGTTTTCTTCTCTGAAACAACGACTATCAGTTTATCCAAGTACCACCGAGCCTTTTTTAAGTCCTCGATTGGTTTTCCCTTATGCCTGAATCTCAAAAGATACTTCAAGATGTTCCCGAGCAAGTAGCCGATAAAGCCCCGGTCCCCGGTTCGCTCTCCACTGGTCGCTATCTCAATAACATCGATCACTTCCATTCCACCTTGCTTATAGTGCGGTGGGTGGTTGACCATATCCTTCTTAGTCATCGTGCAACCACTCCTTGACCTCGCCTAAAACCTCATTACTGATCTTCACTTTCTTGCGCAATGACTCCAATATCTTCTCGTCCACGGTCCCTGGCACCACTAAATCCACATAAGTACAGCGGTTGGCCTGTCCGATCCGGTGAATACGGTCCTCGGCTTGTAACCTCAATTCCAAATCATAGCTGTTGGAGTAAAAGATCATCGTATCCGCCGCGGTCAATGTAAGTCCACGGCCCCCGGTGTGCGGATTGGACACAAAGAACCGCAGTTCGCTGTCCTCGTCTTGAAAATCGTCCAACACCTTCTCACGCCGACTCACCGAAGTCAGTCCGTAAAACGAGGCCACACTCTCCACCCCGTACTTCTCGCCAATCGCCTGTTCCAGTTCCTCAATATCGGTCTGAAACACCGCAAAGATAATCACCTTGCCCCGCGTTTCCTCCAATAAAGAGAGCACTTCTTTCACCCGATTGTTCTTCAGAACCACCGTATTGCCGTCACCGTCCCGTAAACTCCCTGCCACCACTTGTTGCAGTCTCATCAACTGCGTTAGCACACTTTGCGTACTGAACAAATTGTCCTCGATAATCATCAAGGCTTCCTTTTTCATGGTGTGATAGGCGTCTTTTTGCTCTTGCGTCATCTCGATTTCTCGGCGCATATAAACTTTTTCCGGTAAATCCAGACACTCGTCCTTGGTGTAGCGCACGGAAAAATCACTCAGCGCACCCTGCAACTCGTCCAGGCGTTGAAAATCCACGATTTCCTGAAAACTTCGTCCGCGTCCCAGTTGTCGCTGTTTAATCACAGCATACCTAGCGCGAAACGCGTAATAACTAGAGAACCCTAAAAGATTGGGACTCAGAAAAGCGCACTGTGAAAACAAATCCAACGGCGCTTTCGTCACCGGAAAGCCGGTCAGAATCCGCTTATAGCGCGGCAGAGTAGAGAGTTTCAACAAGTTCTTGGTCCGCTGTGCTTTGGGATTCTTAATCAGTGTCGATTCATCGACCGCCATCATACAATGGTGCACATTGAGAAAATTTTCCACGAACACACAACCTTTCTTCGTGGAAAACGCTTCCACATTAATCGTCAAAATGTTCAGTCGTCCGTGCGAATCGTCCTTGACCATCTCATCATAAGCCTCGCGCCATGCTCTCGTGTGATTGGGTTGCCACACCAACACTTTGCGTTCAATATGCTCCGGCAAGTGCCTCGGGATCTCCAACTTATCCCAGTTCCTCAAATTCCCCTTCGGCGTGACCACCACCAACGCATCGATCTTGCCTTCATCAAACAAAATCGCCGCATTGTCCAACAACACTTTGGACTTGCCCAAACCCATTTCCAGAAAGTACGCATACTCCTGGCGGTGCAAAGACCGCTGTAAGCTTTTCAGTTGGTGCTCGTAAGGTGTTGTTTTAAAAGGATATTCTGCGATATTCATTGACCACCTCCGGCCTTTTCCCATTCCCCGACCGCAACGGCGGTGCAGTGCGTATCGCCTCTTTTGACCTTATTAACAAACCAATCGGCAAAATCGCCTTGGTGTTCGTCAAACCATTTTATAAACTCCGGGTCGTAGCGTTTGATATGCACCCCCTCAACAAAAGGTCGGGTTGGGTTCATGCGTTGCCAGTTTTTTATCTTAATCATCAAAGAAACCCCCGGTTTTAACATAAACCGTAGAAAACTCCTGTAGTTTTTCCAATGTTTTTTTGTAGTTGCCTCTTGGCAAACTTGATCGATTTAAAAAATTAGAGACGCACTCTTTTCTTACCCCTATAATTTTAGACAACGCTTTTATGGCGGCTTCTTCGGAAAACCCAAGTTCTTCCAAGTCCTTTATCGCTTGAGGCACGGTCTTCGACGCCTGTTTTTGTTGTCGGGCCCTTTTCCTAAGCCCTATTATTCTTTCTTCCATTGTCACTTTGTTTCCTCTCTCGTAAACACCGGGGTTTGTTCGCCCACATAGGCCCCGGTCACATTAAATTCCATATACTCCACGGCGTCCTCGTAATTGCATTCCATGTCTCTTTCCAGTACTTCAATGCACTTGTCATAACTATAAACCGCCCTCGGTGGTCCCCACTCCAAAGACATGCCTATAAAAGCCTCTTCAAAACCGTCCGCTAAAAGCGCGGATTGGTCCGTTTCCTCAAGGTAGCGGGTCCAGTCCTTTAATCGCGTTTTACCGTACACCTACCCTCCCGTCGTTGGGGTTGGGTAGGTGTTCTCGGGGCGCTGATAAGAATTTTTCTCGACCTCCTGGATAAGTTTCCTAACTTTTTTCCCCAGTTTAGCGTCATTGGGGTAATCGTAGGCCAACGCTTTAAGTTCTTTAAGTCCAAGGGACTGGTGTTCTTTGTTTCTTACTCTCATCATTGAAAACTCTCCTCTGCGATCTTTACTTTAATATCGTCTCGGTCATCGTCTGCATGAAGGTTATGTTCCTTGGCCAAGGTATTTATTTTCTCGTCCAATAAACCTTTCTCGTCTTCTGAGTCTATGTCTTGATAGATCAGTTCCATGACGTAATCGTAGTAGTCGTTACTCATCAGACCATCTCCAAAGGATGTATTGCATCAAACTGCTTTAACCAGGATTCTTCTTGAGCGGAAAGCCTTTTTCCGTACCTCTCGTGGTAGGCTCCCGGCATCATTTGCAGTCGGTGTATTTTCGCTAAGTCGTCTCTTGTGAAAGGGCGGTTCTCGCACTCAATAAGAAACTCGTCCAAAGCCTTGTGCGCGGCACTAAAATACTCGCCCCCTGCAAAGACTTGTTGCTCGTTATTTATGTGTAAGTCGCTTGTTTTGCTCATTATTCCCACTCCCCCGCGCGAATGTCCGTGACATTTGTTTTCAACGCGGCGCGTTTTTCGTTTTCTTCTTCGACCCAAGGTATTTCTTCGTCAACAAAAGAAAACTCGGTGTTGATTTGAAGCATGTTTCCGTTTAGATTCACAGGAAGGTCGCTGTCTAGGTCTAAACAGCGTTGCATGTCTTTAGGGAACCTCCCCACAAAGATTTCGGTGGGCCGGTTATTAAAAATAATGCTCAAAAGATAAACAATTTGCTCATTACTTAGTTGGTTTACCAAGTCGTTTAGGTCGGTCGCCCTTATTTCGTTATTTTCCATAATTATACTCTCTCTATTAAATGGTTTGTATGGGAAGTGTATCTCTTTTAAAGATATAGGTCAAGTGTTTTATAGGCTAAAAAATAAATTTGCTTTTGTTTTATTTTTCGTTTACCATCGTTCTACAAATCACAGTAACGGTTATATAGAAACCGTATAAACAAAGTGACCGGAGGACCTTAACCCCTCTTACTTTTAGTTGAGTAAAACGTTTCATAATCACGGTGCTCCGGTTGCGACAGAACAAAGGAAAGAAAATGAAGAATAATATTGTAGACATGTTTGAACAAGCGACCGAACGCAAAGTTACCAAACTAGACGACACCCAATTAAACACCCTCAGCGAAAGTATAGATAAAATGTTGCGCATTGGCGGCGAAATCGGCAATGCCGAAGAAAAATTGCGCAAACTAAGGGACCAATACCGTCAATTATCGGAAGAAGAACTCCCTGCTAAACTTGCCTCCATCGGCATGAAAGAGTTACGGCTTGAGGACGGCTCCAAAATTACTATAGAAGACTTTTATTCTGCGCGGATCACCGAGAAGAATAAAGAAACAGCGCACGCCTGGCTACGAGAAAACGGCCACGGTGACATTATTAAGAACGAAATAAGCGTTTCCTTCGGCAAAGGCGAAGATGAAACAGCATTAGAGACAATGGATCTTTTGCAACAGCAAGGGCACACACCCAAGCAACGCGAAGCGGTCCACCCATCCACCCTCAAGGCGTTCGTAAAAGAACGAATTGAAAGTGGCGATAACGCGTTCAATCAGGAGATACAAAAGAACTTTTCTTTGTATCAAGGGAAACGGACGAAAATCACTAAATAAATAAAGAAAAGGAAAAACAATGGCAACGAAAAAGCAAGACAATATGATGTCACTATTCGAGGATAACGCAGGCGCCGGTATCGGCGAAATCACAGCGGATGATTTGGGAACCCCGCGTATCACTATAATACAACCCGGGAGTCCGCAAATTAAGAAAACCCATGCGAAGTATTCGCCGGACGCCAAAGTAGGCGATCTGATGTTTACCGCAACCAACACGTTCGTGGACGGCGATGAAGGCATACGCTTTCTACCTGTTTACTACGATCGAAACTACGTTGAGTGGAAGGAAGGACGCCAAGGCTTTGTCGCCGTGCATCCTCTGGACACACCTTTGATGGCGCAAACCACGAGAGACCAAAGCTATAACGACGTTTTAACAAAGCCCGACGGTTCGCGCACTATTTTGCAAAACACAGCGAATCACTACGGTTTTGCAGAAATTAACG